TATCTACCCAGAAGAGATTATGTTATCAACAACTCAAAGGAAATTAAATAAAGTTGCCTTTAATGTTTTTCAGCAATATGCGAGATCCGGATTACTTCATTCAATGTATCTTATGTGTAACGAGGCAATATCAACAATAATACCTGATACTTCTCTTGTTAATTTTTATGATTCGATCAACTCAGCAGTTGCCAATGTTTTTGAGAATATAATTTTCTATCTAGATCAGCAGCCAGTCTTAGGTTCTCACCATGAAGCAAAAGAAATTTCTCGCATTAGAACTGTTTCATATGGAAACTTTGAACAAGATAAAAAAAACTTATACTTTCCGCTTGACAACATGACCGAGACATGCTATATTAATATTGTAAGCAATGAGGACATGCAAACAAATAAAAATATTTTAGATAATCTTAAGAATAAAGTACTGACTGATAGAGAAAATAACGTTCTATCTTCTTTTACTGTATTCGGATCGGAACATCAAAAATCATTTTATTATGCGATTCATTTCACCCATTATTTACAAGAAAAATAGGCAAATGTATGATAAAAATAAATGGAATAGTGCTACCGGATAATACCGGAGCAATTAAACTTGAGCCGTCAAACCTTTTAGACAAAGCGGTTGTAAAGTACGATAAAGAAAAAGACATTCTACACTATAGCGTTGAGGCGCTAATTGAGTGCTTCCAAGAAGATGGAATGACTTACGAAGAAGCATGGGACTGGTTCAATTACAATACTGTAAGAACCGGAGATTATGTTAAACAATATCCAGAATTTATTTACGAAGAAGATTAAAAAAAATTTGACAACAGCAAAAGAAAATGTTATAATATAGATGTCCAACAAATGGAGGAAATAGGGAGTACAAATTTTACAGTGAGGAGTATCACGAAGATTTCTTAGAAGAAACCGCTGATGATTTTGAAGACTGGTTAAATGGAACTACCACAAGATTTTTTATCTGCGAAGAACAATCAGAATATTTTAAATACATTGATTTAATTCAAATAGATTCTTATTTGGATTACAAAAGAGGCTATGAGACAAAACTTTGTATTATTCAGTGCAATGAAACCAAAGAATATTATGGCCTTGAATATACAGAGTATCACCATGGTGATTTACGGTATGAAGACTGGGAAAAATATGATAGAATTAAAACCAGACCAGTTGTATATAAATACAAAAAAGCATCAAAAAAAACTTGACAAGTTCTGAGAACATGTTATATTATAAAGGTAAGCAAAAAGGAGAACAAATGATTACTTTACTTATGTTACTCTTTGCCTGTGGCGAAGAAAAAGCGGACGATTCCGCACAACCTGCTGAAGAGCAGCAGGAGCAACAAGATGTTCCTGTTGAAGATACTGGTGAAGAGCCGGTAGAAGAACCTGCGGAAGATACAGCAGTCGCAGAATAATAAACGGTTTTGTAAGTTTCCGAAAAAAACTTTCACTTTTTACTTGACAAGTTCAAGAGAATATGATACATTATATATGAGACGCAAAACTCCCAAACAATTGCACTGTGGTTACTAACTTCACCGGTGAAAAAGTTAAAAAAAACATTTGACATGATGGACATTTCATGTTATAATATAAAAGAGTGAACAACTCAAACTCATTTAACATACGGAGGAAAAAATGAGCAACAATACTACTATTACTACACAAACTTACCGAGGTACTTTTGTAAAACTTAATGGAGAATCACGATCTATGCGTTTCGTTCGCATCGCTGATCTCCCAGCCGGAATGATTTCAGAAGCGGCTCACCGACATATTCGTCATCTTCAGCAACTTCACGGTTCAGAAGTCGTATATGATCTGGACAAGCAAGGTTTCCGTTCATACAACTGGAAAACTTCTTCTGACTCTTCAAATTCCGAAGAAACTGTATCAATCAGTCTGTAAACCTCGCGGTTTTGTAAGTTTCCGAAAAAAACTTTCACTTTTTACTTGACAACTTGATAAAAATATGATATAATATATATATGAGAAGTGAAACTCCAAAACATTCACAAAGAGGTTATGACTTGGTCCGGGATAAAAAGTCAAAAACAATTAAGACATTTCAATTATTAGGAGGAAACATGTCAAATTCAAACGTAACAATCTTTAACGGTACTTTCCGTAAACTTAATGGAGAAACACGAACAATGCGATTCATTCGTAAATCAGATCTCCCGGCTTCTATGGTAAATGAAGCAACTATTTCTAACCTTGAGTCTAAGACACACAGTGAAGTTGTCTATGATGTTGATAAGCGCGGTTTCCGCCAGTTCAACTGGAAAACAGCCGAAGGCGAAGTAACTGAAACTCAAAGCACATTTAATTTTTAAGCACTCCTTGTGGTTATAACGGTTTTAGGGGATATTTCCGAAAAAAAATTCCCCCTGGTTAATTTTTAAGCACTCCTTGTGCTTATGACGGTTTTAGGGGATATTTCCGAAAAAAAATTCCCCCTGTTTTCTTGACAGTATCAAGATAATATGTTATAATAATAATGGGAGCAAGATTAAAACTCTGCTTACCTTAGTCTGAGAAGACAAAAAACATCGCCTAACTAACGGAGAAATCAACATGGCACTTAATATAGAAGCAATGAGACAAAAACTTGCGAACTCACAAAACAAAAATGCAGGAAAAAACAGCGGCACAAAGTGGCGACCATCAGAAGGAGATCAAACAATTCGAATCCTTCCAACCAAAGATGGAGACCCGTTCAAGGAATTTCACTTCCACTATAATGTAGGAAAGAATCCTGGAATTCTGTGTCCAAAGAAGAAC